GCTGTTTGAAAACCACCAGAACGTATGCCTGCTAAAGCCTCTCCTAACCCCCTACCTAATGCCGATCTTCTTTCATCAGCAGTTAGTCTAGCTCTAGAACCAAACGCTGACTCACCACCTGTTTGTATATCTCTAGCTCTTTGCGCTACATCTTGTATGTCGCTTTGTTTGAATGCGTCATCTATTGTTTGTTGTACGACTCTATCTTCAAAAGGATCGTAAAATTGTTTTGTTAGGTTTGGATCAAATTGCATACCAGCAGCTTGCCTAGCAACGTCGGTTGCTGCTCCTAAATAATCTTGTTGACCAGCAAAATAAGGTTGGGCTAGTTCTCCAGCTCTACGTGACATACCTATACCTTCCTGTAGGCCAGCTAAATTAGCATCTAAATAAGGTTGGTAAGAACCAATACCTCCGTAAGCGCCTTGCATCGCAGCTATTTCTAATGGTGATAGACCTGCGGTCTGTCTCATTATTGCTGGTTGTCCATAAGACCTATTAGCTGCACTAATAGCTTGAGATATTATCCCTGGCGTGTCTGGTGAACCAAAATAGGCTTCACGTACAAATGGATCAGACAGCGTTTCACGTCTGTCTATTTTATTCATTACTGGATCAACTGACTCTACCATTAGACTGCCTCAAATATGTTCATTAACTCACGCATGTTTTCAACGCCTTTTTCTCTTGAAGCGCTACCACCAGAAATTAATTCTATGCCTGATTTAGTTTTGTTAACGTTAAATGCACCTGCACCTTTAGTTGCTGCTGCGGTCATTACAAATTCACCATCACTTAACATCGCAGGTATGTCATCAGAAGTACCAGTACCAGGTCCTTCAGACTCACCACCGTCACGCATATCAAGTTCTTGTACTGCTGCTAAACCACCCTCGTTGAAATATTGTCTAGCCTCGCCTCCGCCTGCTACGTTTAATACAGCAGGTTTAGGTCCTAATCCAAACTCACCTCTAGTTCCGCCTGTTCCTAATTCTTTTGATAGTTGGTATCTTCCTAATTGATCCATTGTTACTTTAGGTGTCTCAGATATACCGCCTTCTTTTTTCTTAGCTGAATCGTAGGCCATTTTACCTAAGAACCCAGCTAATCCTAGAGAGCCTAGACCGCCCATACCGCCCATACCGCCTCCGCCACCAGCAAAAAAACTGTTACTGTTAGGATCTGTTTGTCCTTTTAACGTGTCTTCAATTCCTTTTATAAAATCAGGTGTTTTGCGACCAAAGAAACTTCCTTGACCTGCAAGTTGATTGTAAGCGTCTACAGAAATTACATTACCTTCTGAATCCATATACCCAGTAATTGGTCCGTCCATAGTGTCTGACATTGGTGTGTAGTCAGAGGTTCCCAATCCGCCTCCAAAAATACTTCCTATACCACTTCTAATGCTTGGCCCTATAGTTCCTCCAAACATACCTGTAGCGCCTTTAATTGGATTGAAAAATTTACCTATACCTGAAACAGCACTTCCTACACTTGATAAAGCACCTCCTACACCTGGTATGCTACTGACTAAACTTCCTAAACCTCCACCAATACCCCCAAGTACACCGCCAAGTGCAGTACCAACTCCAGGTATTAACATCGCTACAGGTGCTACTTTTTTAGCTACCTTTTTAATTGATTTAAAAGCTTTCTTAAAGAACCCAAACTCAGGTAAACCTGTAATTGGGTTGATGGACATACCAGATCCAACTGCATACTCGTTTGGGTCAAGGCCAGCAGCCCTCATCTCTTGGTTAATACGTGCCTGCGTAGAGGCTGATATTACAGGTGGTACGACACGTTCGCCCAAAGCAACGTGAGCTAGAAACTGATCTTCGTCTCTTCCTAAAGTTGCTATTCCTGTTCCTGATCTGTCAATTCTATCCATTTGTTTTATTCTATCGTTTTTAGTGGTTTTGTTAAATAAAATTCATTTCTAAATAGTTTTTTTTATCTTCCCAACAAGGACGTGATATTAGCCAAAAAACCAATAAATATCGGTCCCCTGTCTGTACGGGCAGTCCTCGGTGCATGTGAGTAAAACTAGGAAACATCAAAGCGCTACCTGTCGGAAGCGGTTCAACAATACCTCTACCTTGAAATTCTGTTCCACCACCCTCGTATTCACCTGTATTTAAAGGGATTACTACGCTTATATCTGCACTAGCGTCGTGGTGCCAAGCTCCTTGTTGCTTGTCTCTTATATTGTAATTGGCTATTTGTACGCCACCATCTGTAACGACTCTTCCCCAAAGACCCATAAATATAGGGTTTAAAATACTACTGACCACACTCATCAAGGAAAAGTATAAGTCAGGTATATGTTCTTGTAAGACTATCTCAGGTATCTGTCTTAGCTTGTCTTCTTCTTTATTAGGCTCAAAGTTAAAGTGTTCTTTGATGTTTTGTAGTTCGTCTTTAAATATATCGCAAAATGTTTTTGAGAATATAGGTGCTGTATAAACATCCTTAATAGGCTCATCTATAACAGCGTGTAATGGTAGTTTGCCTAAGTCTTCTTGTCCTTGAGACTTTAAAAAACGTACGATATCTAGTTGCGAGTCTTTAACAGCTTGAAAAGTTTTGTCTTCTATAAACCAGTCAGAGGGTTGAGTAAGAAGAAGATTACTCATTTCATACGCTGATTTTATATTTTCTACTGCTTGCATATCAAACTTTAATAGTTGTCGCTCCGTTATTTCTGATAGTGACAGAACCTAGTTCTGCTTGCAGTTGATACCCCTGCGGATTAACGGGTGTATGTAGCTGTATCCATTTGAAGCCAGTATAAACCTGTAATACTCCAATTGATGTGTTCCATATTACATCACCAATAGAAAAAGCCAAAGTGCTGATTTGTTGGTCGTTATACTGGGGTGTGCTGTCAGGATCAAAGGTTCCTAAGTTTAATTCTAAGATTCTGACTAAACGATTGTAAATATCTTTATTTACAAACTGATTGGATTCTATTGGTAGACGGGTTTCTAATAGTTTGCTCATCTTCTACCATCAGTTTTCACATCAAAACGTGTAGCGCCTAATCGCCATCCTAAAGCAAGATTACCGCTACCAGACTGATCGTCATCAGATTCAACTCTGATAACAGCCTGTCGTCCTCTAGCTCTTATATTCGCTTTTGTTGTAGAAGAACTAATTGCAGAAGTAGCTTTAGTTGTTAAAGATTCACCTGGAAAGTTTCTTACCTTAGTCAAAATATTTACAGATCCAGAGTTGTCATCTTGTAAAAAACGTATGTCAGGTATGATAGAGGATATAGATTGGAACTGGTCGCCATCTCCTATATCAAAGTCACTTGATTCAACAAATACACCAGTCATCGGACTGCCATCGTCGTCAAAACCAATCTCATGCTGGTACAAATAATTGTCTTTGGTGGCTTGTGGGTAGTTAACTACACCAGTATCAAGCCAAGCAGTTCTTTCTAAATTGCCGTAATACCAAACTTGTTCTTGCGTGTTGTATATAACGTAACGATCTATTTCAGAAGAAGATGATGACGGATAAAACCAACCTACTTCGTTATTTTCACTATTACTAAAAGCATGTATTTTGTAAGCTTGTCCTACGTTTAAATCTGAGAATACGTAATTTAAAACAGTACAAGGTAGTTTTTGTACGCTGCCGTTGTACAAGTAAAAACTACCGTAACTCATAAAGTAAATACCTGAGTCAGTTGTAATAGCTCCTTTGGGTCCAATCAATCCCGCACCTTCGTTAATAAGGTTTACTGCAAATGTAAAAGGAGGTCCAACAAATTGCATGCTGTATAGAGAGGTGTCAGTAAATACAACTATCTCTTGTCTTGATTTAACTGCGCCTACTATTTTTGATCCGCTAGATATACGCAAAGAACCTGCACTGTTAGTAATTAGTGGTTCAAACTCTAGTTCATTTTCTTGGTCAGAAAAAGCAATAAGCATCGGGTCTATAACACCACTTCTTGCACTACCTGATATGGGATCAGCACCTAAAACAATTAGATGCCTGTCTACTTCTGATGTAATGACTTGTAAACCAAGTGTAGGGACTAAATTAGCACCTGCTACATCAGATAAAGCAACTGCTCTGGTGCTAGTTCCACTATTTTCTACCCATCTATAAATACCCCCCCCACGCGGATTGATAATTAAATTTTCACCGTAATTATCATGTGTCCATAATCTTAGCTGACCAGATGCGCTTATGGCGCTGGTAGATCCAAATGTTCCTGCTCCCCACGTTCCTGTTCCCCAACCAGCAGAAGGCACGTAAGAATCTAGTCCCACGTTGATTTGATAAGCGCCATCAACTCCTGAACCTCCGTTACCTGAATCACTTGAATTTGCAGTAACCGTACTTCCTGACGTGTCTTTTGCAGTAAATGTATAAGTGTTAACAGATGGTACTGCTGTAATTTGATACTCTTGATTTAGAACATCAGCAGTTATAAGACCTCCTAAAGAAACGGCACCAGATATGGTAACAAAATCGTTAGCGACAGCCCCGTGACTAGAATCAGTAGCTGTAATCGTTGAAGAGCCATCAGTCGCAGAAAAAGTTATACCGTTAGTGGTAGTGGCTCTTATAGGTGTAACGTCACTATAAACAGCGCCTTCTTTTATATAATATTTAAAAGTAGTACCCAATCCTAAATAAAGATTACTACCAAGACTCATCCAATTATGTAAGGCTCTAGCTGTACCTAAGAAAGTATTAGAACTTAATTTTTCCCATCCTTTTAACTTTTCTACGTGACCATTTCTAAAACGGATTAGGTTGCCGTCGA